CCCCCCCCGCGCGACCGGGGCTGTTATGCCTCGGTCATGCCCAGCGGGACGTACCGCCAGACGCCGTTGTCGTCTTTCCATTCCGCGCGGATATAGGTTTTCGACAGGTTCGGAATATAGGATTCCTTGATGATGGCGATACCCTCGTTGAGCCGTTCGTTGTGCAGCTCCTCGGCCAGCGTGTCGAGCTGAAGCACCTTGCTCGCCTTGAGGTTCCCGTTCTGATCGCGGGCAATAAGCCGCATGATCTGGTTGATCATCGCCTTCGTCTCGTCGTCCTTGATAAGACCCATGACGGCCTCCTTCACGATGGCGATGCCGTCCTCGACTGTATCGCGCCAGCCGTCCACGACGCACCGTCCGATGGTGATGCGCTTGTCGCCCGTCGAATTGGTGAACGTGTGGCTTTTCTGCCCGTCCTTCGTCCGTTTCAGCACGTCGGCCTTCATGTCGAGGATCTGCCGGAAATTGTCAAGCACCTGCTCCTTGACCGTGCGGATGTCGCCGCTCAGCTCCCGGAGCATCGGGAGGGCCTGTTCGATCTCCTCGTCCACCATCTGACCGTAAACCTTGCGGTCCTTCCGGGCCTTGTCGGCTGCCGCCTTCCGTTCCTGCTCGGCTTTGAATGCCGCGTACTGCGCCGCTTCCTCGGCGGTCATCTGTACTGTTTTCACTTCGTTGTCGTTCATTGCTGTAATGTTTAAGAATTGATTTGGTTTCGGAAATTTCGGGCAAGTTCATCGCCCAGGTAGTTGAAAATAGCTCGTAATATCATCGGAATGATTATATCCGCTTTCGGCGGATAACGCATCAAATGCCGATAAGGAAAGCCTTTCATAAAAGAGAGCGAATGAAGAGTGACGGTAAATCGAATGCCGTCCAAACATAGTTCGAACCCTATTTGAACAGAGAATGCGGGGTGAAGCGTGGCGAAATACGCAATGCCCCGCGCCATTTTTAGTTGTCGGTCTATGGTGAACCCGAATCGTTCCAGCGAGGCCAACAGACACTGCTCGAAATATAATTGATCGTCCATCGTTAAAACAGTTTGTATTGTCTGATCTCGAAAATGCGTGCTTTTACGGTCTTGATCGCGGCCGGAGGCAGCACGCCCTCTTCGGCCAGCAATTCGCCGAACGCCCACAGCAGAGCGTTCTGTTCCGAGGCGAACTCGCCCCATTTCCGGCCGGGGTGGCATCCGCGGCCCGACCCGCCGATCATCCATGTCGTAGCGGCCACCCAGGCGCCGTCCTGTTGCCCGATATGGACTTTTACATAATCGCGGCCGCTGGTGTAGAGAATTTCGGTTCTGTATTCGCCCGACTGCAATACGGGGTAATCGTACCACGGGGCAGGGAGGTCGGCCCGATTGTCGATCCGCAGGTCTGCGTAAGGATTCGATTTCATAATGCGTTGTCAATTAGGAAGGCCGCCGAGCGGCATGTAGATTATCTGCGGCCGGGACTGCTCGGCCTGTCCGGTCGGCCGTTCCGGCCGGGGATTCAGCCCGCCGCTGCGTTGGATCGCGCGGAGCTTCAAGGCCAGCGCGTCCAGCTCCGGCGGGGTCAGCGCACCGAACTCCTTTCCGGCGATCCGGCGGTCCCGGCAAAAGGCATTGATCCGCGGCCAGTCCGTCGTGTCGATGCCGAGCTGCTGCATCAAGCGGAGCGCCGCCGACCGTTTCTTTTTCCGGAGTTCGTGCTGCGGGTCGGCCGTCGAACGTTCCAGCGCGTCGCACAGGGCGTCGTACTCGGCGGTGGACATGGCCCGCAGACTCGACGTCCGGCCGTTGGTGTACTGCTGCACCAGGCGCTCCTTCATTTCGTCGTCGTGGAGCGGCAGACGGTTGAATAGCTTGTAGAATCGTTTGTAGGTCATGGCGGATATGGTTGTTTATTCGGTCAGATAATATTTCGCGGCGCCCTCCTCCCAAATGGTGAAGTACGCCTCCGCGTCGTCGGTATAGCGCCCCTGACAATATGCCCGGTAGCCTTTGGTGTGGATTTTCACGCCGCAGTCGAAGCGGATGTCGTCGGCCATCTTGCCCTTCGGCCGCCCCTTGTAAACCTGCGACACGAGGATGAACGACTTGCGCGGAAAACGGTCGAACAGCTCCTTTTTCAATCGGTCGAAACTCCGCACGTCGAGGTACTGCACCGAGTCGATGATAACGAAATTCGCACTCTTGGGCCGCTCCAACCGTGCGACGAGATCGGCCACCGTCAGCCCCGTCACGACCTTGAATTTCCCTGCGACATCCTTCATCCCGAGCCGCTTGATCCGTTTCTTGAACGAGAGGTTTGCACCCTCCTCCAGACTCACGTAATCGACACGCCCATAGTCACAGAGTTTCTTGCCTAACAACATGACGAACGTACTCTTACCGCTGGCCGACTCTCCGTCGATGAACCAGCGCTCGAAGCGGGAGGGGCGGCCGAAGGCGGCCTCCCACTCCCCGTCCAGCGGAAGTTCCGGGATATTCAGATTCTCGATCTCCGAGGGTGAATAGGCTCGCATGACTATACCTCCTCTCCTTTGGTGATCAGCGAATGGACCCGACGCAGGCTGCCGTTGCTCCGACGGGCGATCTGCCGGAAATCCGTGCCCTCCGGAGTGTTCGCCTGGGCGATCATCATGGCCTGGCCGAGCAGGAACTTCCGGCGCTCGTCGCCCTCGGGCGGCGTGATGCTGTTGTACTTGTCGCCGCAGCGGCTCCGGATCTCGGCAAACCCTACCGTCTTGAACTCGATGCCGCGCTCCAGCTTGGCCTTGAAGCCGTCGGCCCCCATCAGATACCACGAGCAGCAACCCTCCGTGCCGTTCCATGCAGCCTTGATCTCCAGGAACGCTTCATACACCAGGTCGCCCGCCTCGTCGAGGATGATCTGCGGATGGTCAAGCGTCCGCAGGTAAAACACAAGGTCGTCGTAGACGTCCGCATAACGGCTGACGGAGTTCAGACCGAACTCGCGGGCGATGAAGCGCACCAGCCGCTGCTTGGTCTTCACCTGCGAGCAGTCCACGTAGACGACGTTCTTGTGCGTTTTGGCGTGGTATTGTGCGGCGACCGTCTTGCCGATGTTCGGAATATCGCAGAACATGCCCGAAAGGCTCTTTGCGCGGCACAGTTCCAGTTGCGAAGTGAGGTATTCGAAAGTCGGCGTCTTGACGATCTTCCACTCCGCGCCGTCGTCGAGGCTCACGCCCAGCCGCCGGGCGATGGACATCCATTTCGCGTCGCTCAGCTTCTGTTCGGTGTTGCCTTTCTTGATCTCGCTGTAAACCGAGGTCGAAATGCCCAGGGCGACGGCGTGTTTGGCGTCCGTGGCGTAATTCTGCCTGTTGCCGGATATGGCCAGCACGATGCGGGTTTTAATGTCGTTCGAAATCATATCTCAATGTGTTTTATTATCGTTCTAAAGCTCATGTTTTGCCAGCGCCGCGTAGTCGATGCCGAAATCGAATACCTCCGCCTCCTCCGGCGGTGCGGCAGGGGCCGCTTCGACGATCTCCGGCTCCTCATGGGCCGGAACATCACCGGGCAGGAGCCGCACTTTGCAGATCTTCTCCCGAGCCATCATGGCGTCGAACTGCGCGTTGTATTTCGCCTGCTCGGCGTAGGCTTCACGGTCCCGCTCCGTCTGCTCGGCCGTGGCCTCGTTATAGGCTTCGATACGGCGGCAGGTGGCGATATAGGCCCCGTGCTGGTAAATATACACCTCCGGGACATTGCCCTGCTCGTCGGGCAGATAATAGGCCTCGACGGTGTAGTCGTTCGGCGCGAGCCGTCCGATCAACTCCGGCGAGGGCAGCGCATAATCTTCGTAATGGACCCGGCAGTACTTGCTGCGCCGGATCGACGTGCGCACCTCCTCGCCGATGAAGCGGTAGAGCAGCGCCTTGTCCACGGGCGCGAGATCCGGATTCTGGTAGCGGCAGAGCACCTCCCAGCGCGTCAGCCCCGGGTAGAGCTTCTGGTTCGGATGCAATGCGTTATTGTATTCGTGGATGGCCCGGATGTCGTCGGCCACGAGCTGCTCGTAGGTATAGGTCGCCTCCTTGTAGGTGTTGTTGAACTCGTCATAGACCTTTTCCTCCTTCGGGCGGTTGGCTTCCAGGCGGGCGTACCAGCGGCCGATGCCGACCTGCGAGCGCTTCTCCACGCCGTACTTCTTCACCCGGTTGAAGTGCTCGGCCCGTTTCTCCTGCGAGTTACCGGGGTTGCACCACCGCACGAAGGGGAACACCACGCCCGCGCGGATCAGCCCGTCGGCGAAGTTGTTCACGAGGTGGTGTTCGACCTCCACCTCGGCCGGGCAGTTCCAGCCCTGGTGGTCGATCAGCCGGAACATGTTCCGCACGCAGTCGATGAACAGGTCGGCCGTTTTGAGGCGGTTGTAGGCGTAACCAACGACGCAGCCGCTCGCCACGTCGTAGGCATAATAGGCTTTGACGCGGTTTCCGTCGGCCATCTTGCGCGGCAGGTCGCGGTCGTCGAGCGAAATCTTCGAGAACGCCCAGACCGGGGCTTTGCGCTTGTGGTGTGGACGGTAGCGGTTGTTGAAGTCCCACGCACTGTCGTGCAGTTTCGACCGTAGGGCGCGGTTCTTCGGGTTGTTCAGGTAATTGGCGACGGTCGTTTCGCTCAAAGCGATCGGCTCGCCCTCTTTGTCCGTGAACTCTTCCGGGTCGAACAGTTCCCCGGTTTCCGGGTCGTACACGTTCAGCTCGCCGCAGACGAACTGATTGTACATCTCGGCCACCGTCGTATTGAAGGGGCGCTCCGGCAGGCTGTCCAGCGAAAGGATCAGCCGCTCGATCTTGTAGTTCACCTTACGGGAGTTCTGATTTTGGAACCGACCGGAAATAAGGCAGGCATATCCTTCCCGTTTGAACTGGGCGACCTTCTTGCGAAAACGGAGCATGCTTTCGGGCAGCGTGTGGCCGAACTCCCGTTTGAAATAGGTAATGGTTTCGGCCATTGAGTCCCATCCGATACGGCCGACACGTCGCAGGGCATTGGCCGACGCCATCAGCCGCAGCACCGCCTTGATTACGGAAGCGTTTACCGTGTATTCGTTGATCTTCTCCGCCGGAAGGGCCGAACCGTTGTCGAAACGGAAGGCCGAAAAGTAGCTCCGCGCCTCGGCATCGGGCGTGTAGTTCGCCCGAAGCCACTCCTGCAACGGCATCGTCGAGATGTCCGGTTTGCGTTCCTTTACGGCCAGGCGGTACTTTCCCGGCAGACTGTCGAATACGATCAAAGCCTTACGGCCGCGACAGGCCCGTTGAGCGACCTGTACCTTGCGACGGTTCACAAGTTGATCGTATGCCGGTTTACTCATGACCTCCAGAAGTTCCGGCTGCGTAATACAAAGTATGTTGTTAAAATACTCCATTTGTCGTTTTCTGTGCTCCCGTGCCGGCATCGCTCCGGAGTAACGCCTGTGCGTTCACGGGAAAATCGCTATATTTGTCTGTTCAACTACAAATTTTAGCGATTATGGAAAAAGAACTTGAAAAAATAGAAGTAGTACGTTTCGAAACGTCATATGACGATGGAACCCTCGATATGTACACTGAACAAGTGAGATCGTTGTGCAAAGCTTTTGGTCTTAACTTCAAAATTATTGATCAGCATCTTGAAGGTGCCGAGGTACTACGCTATTATGAAATTTTCATTTCCGCATCTTCATTCCTCGTTGAAGACTTGCGTCACGTCATCAAAACTTTCATTCTAACATACCACATGCCCCTTATGCACGTGAAGACAATAGAGATGGATTCTGAATCATATCTGCAAATGCCTGCCGAAACCTTTGAGGTAGAGAATCTAAATAAGTAGGCGAAAAACGATTTGACCGTCTAATGCGCTTCACTATTCCCCGCCTAACAAATTGTATTAACTCGTCTTTTCCGACTACTTTTGCCGCAGTTTCAAAAGATATTACGGTGCTTCTTGTTATCATCGCGTGCTTAAATTGATTCATGATTTTATCCGCAGTGAGGCCGGATGCGGATCGGCGAGTCTGTTGTAGATCGTTTGCAGGGAGTAGAGCATGTTGCCCCAGGTCGAAACGGTGAGATCGTCGAAGCTGGCGACCTTCTGCCCGTCAATGTGGATTGTCGTCCGGTTGCTTTCCAAATGGACGACGACCTCGATCCGGTGGCCGAACTTCTGACGCATACAGCCGTTTTCGAAAGTGGTATCCACGTCCGGCAGGTAACCTTTGGGAGCGGTTATTCCCAAGTAGATCACGCCGCCGCGCTGAAAGGCCGCTTTCCGCAGCATATTGTCGCGCGCGCTGTTGCCTTTGTACTTCAAAGCCCGGTCGAGGGTCGAGCGCGTGATCTTGAAGGTCTTGACCATCTCCATCCGGACCGTCGTAGGCAATAAGATTTGTTTTGTCGCCATACTATTTCAATTTTTTCTGTAACTTTACCCCGTTAGTACATTGTATCAACGCTGCAAATATC